ACCTAATGCTGTCTGATAGGGAACAAATGCCGCCGTCTGCGTACCATACATACCCTTCAGCAAATCTCCGCCAGTTCCAACGAGTCCCGTGCCAAACTGTGCGTATTGCTGACCGCCTTGCGTTGCCTGTGCTGCAAGTTGCAAGTCCTGCATGCGCTGTGCGTTGTAATAGGCTTCCAGTTGCGGATTCGATGGCATCATGCCCGTCGACGTGCCTCCAACCGCGAGTCCAGACCTGCCCTGTTGCTGCAACGTATTCTGTAACGCGGCAAAATCACGCTCACGGCCTGGTGCAAGCAAAGCCTGTTGCTCTGCCATATACTTTGCCGCCTGTTCCTGTGGCGTCGTCGCCAGATAGCCATTGCCAAGCGCCATTGCCCGCTGTGATGCCTGTAGCATTGGTGCTGTCGCTCCGCGTGAATCCGCGAATTGACTGAGCATATTGGGAGACATCGCCATGAGCGCATTCTGTTGCGCCATAAGATCAGGAGCCAGTGAATATCCTGCCTGCACCAGATTACCATTCTGGTCGTAGCCGAAATTCGAGCTACCGAATCGTGTCGTGACGCCGACTGGCCTGAATCTTTGTGCTTCGGCGGCAATCCGTGCCGCATCTATCTGTGACTGCGCTGATGTTCCTGCCGCATTCTGTGCTTGCTGTCCTTGAAGATATGAGCCAAGCAATCCTGTTCCTACAGAAAGGATATTTCCAGCATTATTGGCTATCGAATCCCACCAGTTACTACCAGATGTTGTCGCAGGGGAAACACTCGTATTGTACTGAGGAGCATCCCACCAATTCGATGCCACCGGAGTTTGTGCGGGATCGTAATAACTCCATGACTGCGTGGGGTCATAGAACGAAGTCGGTGCAGATGATCCACCCGTTAGGTTCGGGTTAAGATAATCTGGTGTATCTGTTAGGTATGAATCCCACCAATTCGCCATAATTAACCTCGTCCGCGCTGTTGTATCATTTGCCTTGCCTGAGCTTCAGAATATCCTTTTTTACCCAATGCTACCATAGCTTGTTTTACCCAGTCAGGCATTTGAGCTTGTTGATTTGATTGCGGTGAATTTTGCTGCTGCTGTGGCTTGTTTTGCATATTCATGTATTGGCTCAATAACTGCGGTGAAGAAGCAATAAGACTTTTCGCCCACGGGTTGCTGAATTGAGATGATGCGGAATTTGCTAGCCCACCTAATCCACCATATAGTGCAGCCTGTCCGACATCTCCACCACGGACTGCCGCGTTGGTAGCGGAACCCGTAAGTCCCTGCAACCAAGGACTATTAAAGTTACTGGCTACTGATGTCCCAGCAAGCCCTGCAATTCCATTGGTGAATGCTTGACCTGGATTTGCACCACTCAACATGCCAAGACCTGCTTTACCCGCAGTACTTGCAAACTGTGCTGGCGATATTCCAGCGAACCCATTGGCAGGATTTGTCGAGAAATTACTTCCAGCATAATTCCCAATTCCTCCACCAATACCGCCTAATGCGGCTCCTTGCAGGATATTCCCGCCAGTTAATCCTGATGTTGCTCCCCCAATAATAGCACCGGCTCCAGCAGACCCAAGTAATCCACCACCGAGCGCAGCGCCAAGCCCAGGAACAAGCAAACTACCCCCAATTCCTAATGCAAGACTTCCTAGTGCGCCAAGTCCATTATCATCATGAATCTGCATATATCCGGCATTTGAATAATCACCACCTGGCTTTATCCCCGCTGGATTAGCATATCCACCCTCTGCCCCCATGCTTCCCAAATCATGATTTGCTGGATTACGGTGCGCTAGTGCATCTGCCATCCATGCTTGGGGATTTGCTTTTGCCCATGCTTGATATTCTGGTGAAAATGCAGCAAATTCGCTGGTATCAATCCCTTTTGTATCACTATTAACTTGCAGTAGACGATTGAATTGATCTGGTGATACTTTTATTGTTCCATTGGCAACTTTTTCATACAAATCAGAAACTTCTTTTGAAGTTAAAGGTTTAGTATCTGTTCCAGATAAATATCCTGAATAATCCGCTCTTGGTTGGTTTCTATTAAACCCAAATTGGGAAATGGGTGATTTCTGGATCATTGAACCAAGACCAGCCAGCGGGTTAGTGCCTGTATTTAACAGACCACTAGATGCCAAATAATTCAATCCACTTCCAGCAGGCGCTCCGCCAAAGATTGGCATACCAGTTCCCTTCTAGATAACCATCTTGTATTCCAGTGGTTTCGCTGGAATAGCAGCTACGACTGGTGCATCGACTGCTTTCTGACGCTTGGCCTCTGACTTTGTATATTTCACTTCCACGTTCATTTCCACGGGTTCCATTTTCACTGGTTCCTTGGCAGTTTTTTCAGCCGCTACTTCGTCAGCAGCTAAATCGTTAACAGCTACCTCAATGTAACCTTCCTCCTTTCGCATGGATGCAATATCAGTTTCATCCGTGAATGACACCGTATTTCCGCTTTGCTTACATCTGAACGTGACTTTCATGGCGATTACCAGCTAGGACGGCCAATGAGAACTTTCCATGTCGATGTCCCCAAGTCCAGCTCCGAAGAAGCATTGAGATTGCTGATACGGACAGCCAAAGTATTTGCAGCAGAAACATACACATTGACATCGGCATCTGCTGTCTGATTAACACCAGCAGAGTATCCGACGACAATATCCCCAAGGGCTAAACCCGGCACAGTGAATGTCGCAATATCCTCGCCAGCCGCAGCGATAGATGCCGGATCAACAGTCAGGTTACACAGCCATTGCTCAGTGAAAGCCCCTTGGAATTGCTTACTGCCTTGTTCAACTCTGGTAACGGTTGCAGTGGTGAAAGTCATAATTTATCTCCTTAATTGATTCGGTCATTCCGGGGACTTTCGCCCCCGGAGTTTAGCGATTACACCACGTTACTTCCTCAGGCAGGCACGACTATCGAGACCGCCCCGTAATCGCGCATCTCAGCACAACCGAAGATCGTATCGCTGACCACTGCATAGCCAAGATACTCGACTTTCTCTTGTTGCCGCGTGGTGATGCCCTGTGCCTCGGCCAGTATGATGGAGTCTGGATGGAGCAATGCGCAGGCGCGATACTTGGTATCTGTCGGCGAACTCGTAGCCCAGTCCACCGTCAGGCCAAAGTCATCGACAAAAGCGGCTCCGGTAGGCGCAGCAGACGGCGCGGTATTCGTCGCGCCAACATCCTTCCAGATACGCACTGATTGCGTGCTGGTGACGCTGTTGACGTGAATCCACGGACACAGGCTGGACGCGAAAACTTCGATACCGTACAGATTACCGACACGACCCGTCTTGATGGTATCGCCATTGCCGACAAACGCTTGCTCGGTGAAGCGGGCGATTCCACGCAACGTCTTGATGACGGTAGGCGGGACAACCAGCACACACTCTGCGCTATTCACGTCCTGATCTTCAAGCAACTGGATAGCAGCCCGAAGTCCGGCATCAGTCAGTGCCGTGCCGTTACCATTGGTCGCACCAGAGAAGTTTGTCGTACCATCTCCACCAATAACTGCCTTCTCGAACAGGTTGGTTGCACCGGCAATCGAGCCGCCTTGCATGGTCGCCATGATCTTGTGCAGTTCGCCGTCGACCTTGCGTGCCAACGCATAACCGGCATCAGAAGTATAAAAACGCTGCATGCCGTTGAGGGCGAGAATGTCTGCAATGTTTTCATAGAACTTTGAATATTCAAAATGCTTGTTGATGGATACCAGGATTTCATTAGCCGTGTCAGCAATGAAGTTGACCTGAGTATTCGCGGCCTTCGCAGAGGCTTCACCACGGTTGGGAGCCGGGTAGTGAATCACGTCGCCGCGATTCTTGGCATGCTTTTCGACCATCACATGATTGCGCATGACAGTTGTTGCCATGTATGACGCAATCGCCTTGTCCTGCCACTCTTCAGGAATCCACTTATCTGCTACGGTGGTAGTGGTATGGTTGGTTCCGAGACCCATGATCTAATTTCCTTTCAGTTGTCTGTCATTTGACCCGGCCTTCACGGTATGCGCGTGAGATTTCATCTGACATCGCTTCATACTTTTTCTTGTCAAAGGCCATGATCCTTAAAATGTCCGACCGTTTGTAAATTTTCTTCGACCTTTCACCACTTCCTCCGGTATCTACAGCAGCAGCAGTCATCGTCTTGGCGCGGGATGCTTTTTCTTCATCCGATACTTGCGCTTGTCCTGATCCCTGCCTTGCTGCCTTCAATTCCTTGAAGGTTGAAAACAATTCATTGGCAGCGTCGACGTTGTAATTGTCGGCCTCTTGGAACAACCGCTTGCGGACTGGACTTGCATTCACCCATTCCACAAACTTTTCATCCTGAACGATAACTCCAGAATCAGGATGAAGTTGCGCCAGTTTCTGCTTCGCCATCTCCCGTTGTGCTTGCAGCGCATAATTTTCTGCCGCCAGCACTTTTGGATTTGCCTCTACAGCCTGCCTGATTGCCTCTTGCGGATTCTCGAAAAAATCTACTTCGGGTCGAGCCGGTTCTTTTTCCTGTGGCTTGAGTTGTGATTGGATCAACGCATCGGCCAGCCGACGTACTTCTCCGAGTTCGTTGGCGTATCGGCCCATGTTTTTGTTAGCATGTTCCGCAATATCCACCAACTCTTTGATAGATTTCCCTCGATACTTCTCCGGGATAACCTCATCGACTACAGATTCCGTCTGTGCTGCGCTTTCCTGTTCCTCAATTAAGTCGGATACAGTCTCCAGTTCACCGGATTCGCCATTTACATCAGTTTCATCAGCCATTTTTTACCTTTCCGACCCATTTGATTGAGTCTATAAAACCACCTTATACATCAATCGGATTTGGTTTGCAAGCACTCACTTTCGCGCATAGCTTTTCTTTTCCTGATCCTTTGCCCGCTTCTCCCTTACAGTTGCCCATTTGCTGTATGCGCCGGGGAAACCATCATCAGTGCCGTCCAGCATGATCGTTGGCATGGTAATCATGCGCTGCATCACGGAACCGCACTTTTCGCAGTGAATCACGTCGTCAATCGCCGTTATGCGTTCATCTGAATCGCCGCATTCACACCGGTAGAACCTAAGCAGTCCCATTGTCTTCCTCCATAAGCTGTTTGTGGGCTTCCCTGACCATGTTTTCCCAAGAGATTACCCATTGCATGATGGAACACTCACCCTGCCGGTAATACAGGGCTTTGGCGTCCTCAATACCGGCGATGCTATTGGTTGCCGCCAGCATTTCATTGACCTGCTGCACAAAGTCACGCCAGCCCTGTTCCGCGAATAGCGTAAATTGGGCTTCGTAGTATTTTTCGAGTTCTCTGTCCATGTCTATCCCATACCTCAATAATCTAAAAATCAAGCATAAAAGTTAAACCCAGAAAGGTCAGCCGTCTGAACTGCGTACTGCGAGGGGTTTGCGTCACCGCCTGCGGTTGCCGTTGCCACCAGCGCGGCATTGATTTGCGATAGGCTATTCACCATCCGTTTGAAAGCGCGCATCGTTAAACCATTACTGAGTCTATAGCAGACTTGAAAATAGTCTTCATCAAACCATGCCCTGTAAGATTTGGATGGACAGCATCAGTGTAATAAGTTGCATTCCACACATCCATAGGTGCTACAGCAAAGTTCATTGTTGCGTCGGCATATCCATCAGCAATAGCGTTTGCCAGAATCATACTGTTGAATACTGGCCTGTGCGCTTCGACAGTGCTAGTGATCGTAGCGGGACCGTATGGAACCGTATCGTCTATTTGCTTTGGGAGAATTGTTCCCCAGATAACTTTCGCCCCGGCTGCGCGATAGCTGGCGAGAAGTGCTCCAACACGGTTATAGTACGCGGCTTCATCAATAACTATTAAGCTACTTGCATCGACAAAATCATTGGTTCCCACCATGACTGAAACGATGGGTGTTCTTCCAGTCGAAATAACGTCAGCTATTGTTTGAATCACGTCAGCTTGGCGCGCCTCAAGATGGATTATGGCGCTGCCGCCAACTGCATAGTTTCTTCCGCGAAGGGTTGGTGAATAAAGCAATCCCACGGTTTGTGCGTAACCATCCAGAGCAATAGTAATGGAATCTCCATCTGAAATAAGTGTGTATTGGTCAAGGTCAACCGTTCCACTACCCTTGACAACACGGGATTTCATCGCACTCAGCGCGGCTTGCATTTCAGTATCTGTAAGTTTACTCCACCATATCGACGATGAAAAAATTTGCCCAGGGAAACGGTATGGGAATGCCCTTATAGTTGCATTCAAAAATTCAATCGCTCTAACAGCTAATCCGCCCCAAGCTGTGCTTTTTTCATACAGTTTTACCCCATCTACCCAAACACTTGTCCCACTAGCGCCAGCGGAAACTCCAAGAATCACCCACTCGTCTCCAGGTTCAATAGACCCAGTTTGAAAATTAGTAGTACCCCCAGCAAAATGCGTTGCGTTGCCAGCCTTTCCAAAAAAAGGTGTTGTATCTACGTTAAGACTTCCCCATGCGCCCTTGGTTACATAACTTTCAAAAGATAGGTCTGTGCCAGTTTTCTTTAGAGCCATAACAATAGACATTGCAGCCCTAGATTCTGCTGTAGGGCTAATCCCCATGACAAATCCTGGGTAATAACTCCCGCTTTTTGTTGTAACAGAAAAATCCGGCAACCGTATCATTCCGCAGCCAGACCAACTCCCGAATATATCTGACGGTGTTATGAGATCAACAGAGTTAAAAGGAACAATTTGTAGTTCATCAATCGTGATGTCAATAGCATCATTACTTGTGTTGCTTCGACAAAAATAAAATGTCGACGGGTCACCTTCCGCTATCGCTGTCTTATGTGGCATGGTCAGTTCTATGGATCGCCATGTTCCATCAGCCGTCAGTGTAGCTGTCACACTGTCCCATCCAAACCTTAGATTAGAGGCTGACGACGCCTTATATCTAAATCTGAATTTCCAATGACCACACGGGATAAAAACTCCCGTGGCCGCATAACCAGCAACCCCAGCCGAACAGGTTATATTAAGAGCGTGCCCAACACGTTCAGGGTCGTCACCATCTGCAAGGGTGACAGTTGTGTTAGACAAAGCTAGAACACCTAAAAGTTCAGATGCTGCCGAAGTGCCAAGCAAATTGATCGGCGCGGCGGATGATGCCCGATTAACCAGTGTGTTCAGTGTATAAAAAGAATCCACAGAGGCAATATCAATCGCGGGAGAGTAAGGCATAACCGGCATGCGTACTTTAAGCGTCTCGACCGCATCCTGAAAAGCTGTATCAGGTGTAGACGTCAGTGACCCCCAAGGGATCGTACCGACGTAACTCCCTGTAGCAGACGCCGTTTTTTGGTAGATATGAGCAACATTCCCGCTGTCCGCAATCCATCCGAAATACTGATTGGTTGTGACAGCGCCCAGCGCAGTTGCATATGTTGCGTTGTATGAGGAAACTGTCCACGGATTCACAAACTTGATAGAGCCGCCACGCCCAGCCCTCATGATAAGGTTTCTCCGAAGGCTCATAGCAGCGTCCATTCATTAGCGCCAACACGCATGGCAGCGATGGTTCCGTACTGTTCAGATGCGCCGATGGAGGCCGGGCTGCGTAACGTGACACCTGCACCCGCTGCGAAGGATACTGCCGCCGCGCCTTGTTGCCATGCGGTCAGTATTTCATTGGCTGACCAGCCTATCGTGGCGTCGTTGTCGATGGTGATGACGATAGGTGTAGCAGCGTGGTTTGCTTTGATCAGCTTGCCATTGTCGATCAGCACGGCGGATTCTGACGCAGTGATGGTGCGGTTGCCGAGAGCGAGGGAGACTTCCTCACCACTAGGAGTAATTAGTCTAAGCTCATCGCTAGTCCACTGTACACTCGATCCAGTAACAAATATACTATTTGATGCTTTTCCTGCCTTCGGAAGTTCTCCCGCATCAATGATATTGCCATTGGATAGTTTTAGTACCAAATGGTCATCTATCGCAATTTCTGCATCAACAACACTAACTCCATCTT